GCCGCGGAATCGATAGTGGTCGATTCCGCGGCGTTGCTACATCGGGAATCGGTGGAATCCGCCCCCTGGAGGGGTCGTGCCCTCCGGCTCGTCCGCGAGCGTCGTCTCGGACGCGGTGATCTCCTGCGGCCAGAGCGCCCTGTCGCGACCCAGCGGCTGGTGGATCGTCTCGAACTTTGAGTCGCGCTGCACGTCGTGGTCCCCGCTGAACGTGAGGTCGCGCCGCGCGCTCTCAGCGACGAAGCGCGCGACGTTGAGTTTGCTGGCGTCGTACCGCGCCGCCGCCCAACCGATGAGGCCCACGAGGACAAGGCCCGCGATCTTGAAGGCGGTGCGGAGCGTCTCGCGCTGGGTATCCGTCATTGAGGGCACCAGTTAGAAGGCATAGGTTTTCACGTTCTTCGTGAAGGTCGCCAACGTGGCGCCGTTGAACTGCGCGGTCACCGTGACCGAGCCACCGCCCGGCGTGCCGTTGAACGTCACGCTGCTGAACGTGACGGAGCCAGCACTCAGGGTGAGCCCGGTACTCGTCCCACAATTCGCCCCCCCGTTGTTGTAGGAGACATCGATCGTCGTCCCCGTCGGGAACCCCGTCGCCGTCCAGTAGACGGTGAGCGTGGTATAGGGGCCGCCGGACGGCCCCGCCAAGGTCGCGCCGCCCGAGGTGAATACCTTACTGCCCATCGCGCCCGCCGCCGGCACGAGCACATTCACGGTGCTCGTTTGCCCATCGGCCACCGCTTGGAACGAGTAGGTGTGCGGCGCGCTGTCGAGCGTGATCGCCCACGGGCTCGCGACGAGCGAGACACTCGCGCCGTCCTTCGTCACCGTCGGCGTCACGCTACACGTCCAGACGATGGTGCCGTTGTTCTGCGGCGTCGTCGCGTTCGGCGTCCACGTGGCGGTGAGCGACGGGCCGAACGTCGTCTTCACCTGGTTCATGATCGTGCGCTGGATCTGCTCCTGGCCGCCGCCGCTGATCACCGCGGTGAACGTCACGGACGCCTGCGTAGTCGTCGCGAACGCCGGGCGGTCCACCGTCACCGTGCCACCGCTCGCGATCGAGTACGTGCCCGCGGGGATGGTGCCGCCCGAGGCCGTGGTGCCGATCAGCGTGTAGGTGCCCGTCGGCGCGGGACTGCCACCGGGCGCCGGGTTCGAGAAGGTGACCGTGAACGTCTGCTGCGTCGCGGTCGGCCCGGAGGGCGTCACCGTGAGGTCGGGGGTGACGGTGCCCGACCCAAGTTCCGGCACGACGACACTGTCCCAGACCGTCTGGCCGTTCAGCACCGACTGGAACTTGTACACGTGGCCCGAGGACCCGCGGGTGACGACGATCGGGCTCGTGGGCGGCGTCGCGTAGCTGCCCCCGTCGATCGAGAGCGTGATCGTGCCCGTGCCACTCCAGGCGATCGAGTAGCTCGAGGTGCCCGGGGTCGGCGTCACCGTGAGTTGCGGCCCGAAGAGGTAGAGGCCCTGCAAGTGGATCGACGGTAGTTGGTTCCCGGTCGCGCTCGCCCCGGTCCAGGGCACGATCGTGAGGAAGATCTCCTCGCCGGCGGTCAAGTCCGAGCCGCTCGTGATCGTGACGCTGCGCCCGTTGTAGATCGAGGCGCTCGCGGCGGCCGTCGCATCACTCGGGAAGGCCGAGAGGCTCGTGGCCACCGAGTACGAATTCACGAAGGTCGGCCCGTCGATATAGGCGGCCCACGAGCCGTCGGCGGCCACGGGGAGCGTGCCTTGCGCGATCGCGTCGTAGAGGATAGCGCCCGCCACCCCGATCGTGTGCGCGTAACTCGTCACCGCGGCGAGGTCCTCGGGTGCTTTACCGTACACGTTGAACGCGGGGAACTTGAAGTAGAGGACCTGGCCCTCTTGCCCGGTCGGCCACGGCAGCCGGTAGGTGCCGCCGGTCGCCGAGAAGTCGATCACCGCGAAGGGCGCGCCGATCGCATGGCTCCCCGTCGCCGGCGTCCCATACAGCCCGCGGTAGAGATGCGTGAGGTTGTACTTGTATGTCGCCGTGAGCGCGGCCGTCTCGTAGCAGATCCACTCGTTGCCGACGTAGCAGAGCGGGAGGAGTTGCGTGAACGCCGCGTCCGGCTGGCTCACCATGCCACCGAAAGAGTTGGTCAGGTCCACGGCGCACGTGTTCACGGTGTCGACACTCGGGTAATTCGCGCCGGTCGGAAGCGCGGCGGTCAGCACACCGTAATTACTACGGGTGACGATCTGGCCGATCTTGGTGAACCCCACGTCGTCCTGGCTCACATAGACGTCGCAGCCGCCCCAGTTCGGGCCACCGGAGACGTTGATCAGGATGTCGAGCGGCGACGTCGCGATCTGCACTGGCGCCTCGATCATGAAGGGCGCGTTCGTGGGGCCCGGCGCGACGTCGGCGTTCGGGAAGTAGCCGCCCGAGAGTGCCGTGGCATACTGCGCCGCCGTGGCGGTCCCGAACGGCCAGTCCTCGGCCTCACACTCGAGCGTCCCGTTCTCCGTCCAAGTGACCGACGTGAGGCGCACGGGGTAGGCCACGAGCCCGAGGCCGGGATCCGTCAGCGTCACCAGGTCCATCGGCTCCAAGAGTGCGAAGATGAGCGGCAGGGTGAAGGTGTACGCGTTCCGCACGTAGAGCACGCGCTGCAGGGCGAGCTGCGCGACCGTCCGCGCGACGGCGCCGACCTTGATCTCCTGGAATTCGAGCTGCGGCATCGAGAGCACCATCCCGGCCTGCGCGATCGCCGCGTCGTCCTTCGCTTCCTGCGTCTGCGGGTTGTACTGGAACTGGCGGTCCTCATAGTCGACGGTGACGCGGTTGTACGCCTGCGCAGAGGGCGTTCGCTGCATGCTGACCGGCGGATCGCCCAGGAAGTCGTTGTCGGTGAGGTCGTAGGCCGGGGTCGCGTTCGGCGTCCAGGTGACGCTGTTCCCGGTGACGGCGGTGTCGCCGTAGGGCACGACCTTGAGGGTGCCGTCGGACCAGAACGGCGCACAGTTCGCGATCTGGAAGAGCCGGGCGAGGGGGCCGTTCCCGGCCTCGGCGGTACTCATCACGGGCGAGACGAAGAGGCCGACGGCCTGGCAGTAGTCGGCGAACGACGTCCAGTCGCCGATCATCGTCGCCGGCAACCCGAGCCCGTGGTTCGGATCGGTGAGCACGTCCTCGACCACGGCGCTCGGCAGGGCATCCTGATTTGGCAGAATGATGAACGTGTCACCACCGGCGGGCGCCGACAGGCCCGGCCCCTCCACGGTCACCTGCCCGCTCGCGTGCGCGTAGGTGGTGATGCGCTGCGCCGGTCCCGGGTTCGTGCCGTTCGCGGCGGTGCTATTCGCGCCGCTCGTGAAGATGATGTAGCCGCCGTCGAAGTAGTGGTCGGCCTGTGTGAGGTTCGTCGGGAAACTCGTGAAGCCACCGCCGGCGACGGCTTGGCCGGTGGTGGCGGACTTCCCGGCGCTCGCCATCAGCAGCCCGTTGATTTCCCACGTGTAGTGCGGCGTTGAGTCACTGGGAAGCGCGAGGGTCGGGTTATACACGTACGCGGTGTACGGGTATGGCAGGTAGTCGTCCCGCCCGGTCAGATACGGCCACAGGTAGCCGGCTGACGTCCCGAGGGAGAGGCCCCACCCGTAATTCGGGCTGATGTACGTCTGAAAGTCGGCCGGGTTGTCCTTGTCGGTCCAGACGTTTCGGATGCCGACGATCGGCCCCTCGCAGAGGGCGAGCACGACGGCGGCCTGGTACGCGGCAACGGAGGTGCCGATCCCGAGCACCATGGCCTGCATCTTCCGCTTGCCATGCTGCGTGCCGGAGTTCGACCAATCGGTGTAGTCGATGAGGTTGCCTGGCACGCGCGCGGTCCCGTAGACGACGGGGATCGGGAGTCCGTTGATCGACGACTGGATGCGGATGCCGTTCGCGACGAGCGGCGTGGGCCTCGCGCCAACCAGCTTGAGGAGGCCGCTCATACCACCCACCGCGTGAGGGTCCAGTAGCCGTCCAGCCGGCTCCCGAGGTGGCTCATGGGCCGCACTTCCGTCTCGGTCACCTGGAACCCGCTGAAACTGTGCACGACGCGCACGTCCGGTGCCTCGACCACGATCCCGCTGTGGCTCGCGGCACGCCCGTAGCGGAAGAGCGCAAGGTCGCCGGGTTCAGGGACTGCGACCGGTAGGAAGTGGTCCAGCACCCGATCCCGGATGCGCTCAGCGCCCTGGTGGAGGAACCAGTCGGGCGGGTAGTAGCCGGGGTCGATCGCTGGCACGAGGTGCAGCGCGTCGCAGAACACCGCGAGCACGAGCTGCGCGCAGTCCACGCCGACGCCCTTCACGCGGGCGCCGTGGTGAAACGGACACCCGATCCAGTCCCTACTTTCTCGCACTACGGCAGCACGCTCCGTACCGATTGCGACGGGGCTCATAGCGCGTTCTCCGGGCTGGGCAAGACCGGGAAGCCGCGGAAATGGACCGTGTTGCTGAACTTCGTCTTGCAGGTCAACGAGCTCTTATCGCAGCCGGGATACAGGGTGAGGGTATCCCCGGGCGCCGGCGCCGCGGGGAAGGGATGGATCAGCGTCACGATCCCGGCGATATTAAAGGCCACCGGCCGCGTCAGCCCGGTGTTCACGCCCGACGTGAACGTCATCGAGCCGAGCGAGTAGAAGCCAGTCGCCACCGAGAGGCCTGTCACGACGATCGAGGCGGTTGAGCCGCTCTGGGCCGTGCCCGCTTGTGCGTATGTAGCCTTCACGAGGCCACACCCGGCGTCGAACAGGGTATTCAGGCACTGCGCCTGGTACACGTTCCGCGGGAAGTTCTGCGCGAGCACGACCTCGAGCCAACTTGCGAGGTCAAGCCGCACCTGGAACCGCTCGACCGTGGGCTGCGAGACGATCCCCCAGAAGTCGATGAGCGTGCCGGCGCTGAACGAGCCGCCCGCTTCCCAGAGCACCTTCTCGACCAGGACCTGCGCGTTGTCGAGGAGGCCCTGCTGCACCGCGGCCGGCCACGGCACGCCGGCGAAGAGATCGGTCGTGCGGCAGCCGATCGTGACCGTCTTCTTGTCCGTCTGCAGGCCGACGGCGAGCTTCGTGGGGCCGAAGGTCAGCGCCGGCGCCCCATGGGTGAACGTGTGCGAGGCACTGTCGTACCAGCTCGTGACCGTGATGTCGAGGTCGGCATCGGTCATCCGCACGATCGAGGCGCCGACGGGAATGATCGTGATGAGGTTCGCGACCTGGAACTGCGTCTCCGAGTTGAGGAGGCTGATCATGGCGGCCGAGGCTTTGCGCATCAGTCCGCTTCCCGAGCGCTGGTCGTCTCCGCAGCCCACTCCCGCGGTGCTCGCCGGCCGTAACGCCGGACGTCGCGCAGAGCGTCTGGAAGCGAAATCCACCAGCCGGGTCCTACCCGCCGTGCTCGCACGCGCCGCATTTGCACCCGGGCCCAGGCGTACGAGCGGGTTAGATGCGCCGCGCGAGCATAGGCGGTGACCGAGACCCACCGCTCGCCTCCAACTTCAATCGGCCCGTTCTCGACTTCCATAACTTCCTCCGTAGTTGACACCCCGTGTGTCGAGATGCAGTATACAGAGGTCCTGTCATCGTACTTTTATGGGAGGGGCCCATGGCACGGCGGCGCACGGCCAGCACGCGCTTCACCCTTCGTCGCAGGCGCGCCTTCGCCGCGCTTATTCGCGCCCTCGGCCGCCACCATGGAGGGCTGTCGGCGCTCGCACGAGCATCCGGGGTTCCGCCCCAAAAGCTCTTCGACTACGTCGCGTGCAAACGGCTCGAGTTGTCGGTTGACACATTTACTCGCCTCTACCGCGCGACACCAGTTTCAGATCGACAGCGCCTGGAGCGCAACGTGCGCGAGCCCCGAGCGTGGTCTCATGCTGGTGGTGAGATTGACTGGCAAGCCATAGGAGCCGAGTCAGAACTCAGCCGCTTGAACGGCGGGAAGCCACTCAGGTTCGGCCCTGAGCATCCCCTGGCGACGAGGCTTGAGCGGGAGGCATTAGGTCGGCTCCTCTCCTCTCAAGCGCAGCTCGGACTGGCTTTGATCGTCCTAGCTCAGGCGTATCTGCCCTTCTCAGGCGAGGATCAGCGGCGCCAGGAATCCGAGATCAGGGAGAGGATGAGGATATGGAAGCGGCGCGATTTCGTGGTAGCATGCGAACAAGCGAAGCGTAACGGCGGCCCTCTGCCGCTAATTGACGGCATCGTTCCGGTGACGCGGGCGGAGCTGCAGGCGTTGCAGGATCTGGGGTGGCAAGGTTATTGGACCCCCATGGGGAGAGGGCTGGCCATGGTAGCCAGCCGTGACCCGCGTATGGAGAAATTCCGCGCCACGCCGAGGCCCCAGGGGGCCGCTGGTTCATTTCTGATTGCTCAATTGATTGCCCAGATGCCGTTCGCGTGGCCCCGCGACCTTTTCACAGAGGTCCTCTAGCGGCGCGGAGCCCGTCACCGGCGCTGATCAGCGAATTGTTCCAGCGCGTCGGCTAAACTCACGTAGATCACGGCGGGACCGGTTGTCTGCGATGGCAGTTTCCCCAATTCGGACGCCGCTTGTTCGAGGCGGCGCAACACGTCACCCACCGCGCCGTCCGGGATGCCCCCAACCCGCGTGCCGCGATAGTTGCTGAGAATGGACTGAATGGCCTTGGGTAGCCGAGCGTGGTCAGGCGTGCCGTCGAGCGCGCGATAGGGCAGCTTCCACGTTGACGGGTCGGCGGCATTGGCCACGTACGCGAAGCATCGCGCTGGCAACTGGTACTTGTGGTGCAGCAGGTCAGGGGGCCCGATCTCGGCCGTGGGGGATGCTGCGGACCCCTCTGGTGCCGGGAGCAGCCGCAACGCCGCACCGCTCGGATCCTGGCGCTCGCGGCTAATCCCGAATACGGCAAGCCACCAAAGGGTGTCCGGGGTTTCGGGGTCCGTCAGTGACACAAAGACGCGGTCGCGCAGGCCGCCATTCACCACATCGGCCGCGTACAGCATGTTGCCGTCGCTCACGGCCACGTGGCGTACGTGCTGCTCTGCAGCGTACCGGCACGCTTGGTCAAGCGCCGCACGGACGGCGCGGTCGTTCCAGGCCAGCGCC